AATGAATGGGTGGTTATTCGTCAATCCTGGCCAGATAGGAAAATCGCCACATGGAGCGGTCGCCCGACAGGCCGGCGCGAGATGGGTGCGGGTCGTGCACGACTTCGCCGTTCAGCCCCACGACCATGTGCGTGACGCCGTTGCCGCGCGGAGAGGGCCCTGAGATGAAGTGGAACCACTCGTGCGGCTTCCAAGTCGGCGAATGGACGTATTCCCAGCCGCGCGCCTCAAGCCAGTCCATGGCGTTGTTCCAGAAGATGTGCGCTACGCCGTTGGCTTCCTGTGCAAAATGTGGAACTTCTTCACGCGGCATCTCAAGGACCGATGCGAGACAGGCCCGGAAACAATCGCCATGCTGGTTGATTGACGGATCGTGCACGAACTCCTGATCGATAGGGATCATCGCTCATTCCTCCGCTTTATCAGCGCTTTGCGCGAGTTTAGCGGCGCGCTGCTTTTCTTCGTGGGCTTTGCATTCGCGCAGTGCGCTTCGCAGGTCAGGGAACGGGCCGTTCATCAGCCATTCGTTGCCTTCTTGGATACCCTCAAAGCCGTAGGCCGTCCGATGCTGGTCAAACCAGTTCAGCAGCTCGGTGTCCTCGGCCAACTTTTGCGCTGGCGCCAGAGCAAGAGCGGCGTCGATGGCTTCCAAAGCATCATCAGCAACACGAGTGACGCCGCAATCGCCGTCCCAGCCAAATTTCCAGACCGATATCTTCTCCAGTGCCTCACGTGCGGCCAGGATCGCTTTGTTCAGATCAGTCATCTGCACTACTGCCGGAGCGGGAGAGGTGGCCGCAGATCCGACAGCAGGTGCATCAGCCGCATTGACCCACTGTACGCCCGTGACCCGACCGCGATGGTCAGTAAGCGTTTTATATTCTGGCTTGTAGTCCGGGCGGTCGCCTGCCCTAGAATTCCATGCTGCGATAGCATCGTCCTTGCCAGACAGGCTGCGCGGGCCTTCGGTGTGGCATCGTGGGCAGCGCACAAAGTAATGGTAGCCACCAGCCGTTTTTGCGCTCCGGCTGTGCACGTGAGGCATCAGCACCTTGTGATCGCAAAACGGGCATGGTTCGAGTTTGTTGTCCATGTTATTCCTTAGATGGTTGGGTGGCGGCCATAGCAGCATCAAGCGCTTCTTCTTCAGTTGTGCCGGTGCTGATGAGTTCGCCGCTTTTCCGAAGCTGGCAATTGCTTGCGCTGTACAAGATCGCGCCACCGTCAGCCAAGAACTGTTTGCGGAAACGATAGCGTTCTGCGTCCTTCTCCATTGCGACGAGGCGCGGATGCAGTTCGATCACATCGCTTTCATGGTCGATGATCTCGTTTTTCTCGTAGAGGATCACGTAGCACATGCCGCCGATGACGCGTCCAGGCCAGCCGGGGCCAGCGTCGAGCGTGGCCCTCATGGCGTCGTAGAAACGGCGCAGGTGCGCAGGATCATCTTCATCAAACCAGTCCGGCGCATCTTCATCTCCGAGATTGGCCGGGTAGTCGCCACGGTCAATCGCGTTCAGAATAGCCATAGCATCACCTGCTGCTTCGATGTCGCGCTCGCTTGCTTTTGCCATTTTCATTATTTCGGTTCCTGTTGCTTGGTCTGTTCTGCTACTTGAGGGGCGGCAGCGAGCATGACGCGATAGTCGGATGCCACGTAACCACGGATCTTTTCAGATACGCCGCTGGAATGGTCGTTCCACCATGCCTCATAGTTCGAATATTCGCCTTTCGGTGCCTGATTCACGCAAGCCGCCCGGATCATTTCCTCGGTCGGCTCCAGCGGCACCAGCGCATAACCGGTCGGCACTCCCCCTGCTGCTTTGAGTGCGGAGACTTGCGCTTCAAGGTCGGCAATCTTGGCATTGGCTGCAATCAGGTTAGCGCAGCGATTGTTTTGGCACGGACGTTTACCGAGTTGCGCATCCAACTCAGCAATATGGGCAGCGTTCTTAGCTTCTGCAGCATCTTGCATGACACAAAATGCCTCCAAAGCGCGCTCAGGATCGCCTTTGAAGTATTCCCAGTATTCGACGCGAGCAAACTCACGAATCAGCGCCATTGCTTCAACTGCACGATCGCCGTAGATATCGAAGGTCATTTGGATTGCTCCTTTGCCTTTTGTGCTGCGCGGAATGTCTTGTACCAGGGACGACGATAGATCCCGTTCAGTACCACGCCAGTTTTCTTTGCAGCATCCTTAACGGACATGCCGCCTTCCACCAGTTTTTGCGCTTTGTCCATTGCTGCGCTTTGCCTTCCAGTCATTTTTTACCTTTCGATGATGCGCCCCGAAGGGCGCGGAGTTGTTAGGCAATTAGGCAATCACCGCAATCATTCTGCGGGTCGCCAGTTGGATTCATTTGACAGCCAGCTTCGCAAGGATGGGAATTAGCCTTTGGGCAATGGTATTTGCGCCGATCAACTCCGCAATCCGCACAGGTCGTAGCTATTGTCCGTTGTTCAACATCTAGCATCACTTCTGCTTTCGTGTCGAACAGTTCGCCGGTATCGCGGTTCAACCAGCGCTTACCTTTTGGCTCAATGCTTCCGCGTTGATCTGCGCCGTGCTGCAAAATCCAGATGCGCGGGGTGTTCAGAGACTTGCGCCAGTTCATACCAGTTCAGCCATTTCGCGGGCAGTTTGCTTGGCGTGTGCTGCGCTGAAGCCTTGCGACTTAACCAGCTTTGCTGCCTGCTGGATGGCGCATTCCTTGCTGTAGCCTTGCGCCATCAGGTCAACGATTTTGCGTGCCGCCAGTGCTTGTTCGATTTTCATTTCCCGCCCTTTCATTCCCGCCGCGCCCCATGCGCTGCGTCCATGTAGAGAACTATAGACTCATTATGTAATGAATGCAAGAGATATTTTCTATTCTGTGCAAAAATAAAGCCGTCCGAAGACGGCTTGTTGCTCACTTAATATCGAGCCTTGTTCCTTGTGTGAGGATGGCTCCTGGTACATCCTCGCCAGACTTGATAGCCTCTGCAATAGCTTTCTTGTCTGGAGCTGGTGGCGGTGGCTCAGGCTGGCGCATGAACTTTGAAGGGATCAATGCTTGTTCGAATATATCCACGCTGGCCGGGTTCTTCTTGATCGTCAGCGCGAAGTGTGGGCACTCAACCTTCTGTACACCGGCCACCTCTAGGCACGTTTTAGTGTACTCTCGGAGATTGGCGGCGCGCTTCTCGATCGCCTTCCGACGGTCGGCCATCTCCTTCTCGGCGTTCTTGATCGCGTCTGCCATCGATTCCAGGTTCTTGATGGCGTAGGCGACATTCTGCGCTTTCAATTCCAGAGGATAGCTCTCGGCTTCCAATGTATCCGCGATGGCTTGTTCATCGGTCTGAGTGTCCATCAAATGATCGACCAGTGCGCGATGCTCAACAGCTATGCTGTATAGGCTCATGTTCATAGTTGCTCCTTAGATAGCCAGAAGTTGTTTGCCACGGAATGGTGGAGCAAAAGGAATGTCGTCGTCAAAGTCTGTAGGAGGTGGACCGCCAGCCCCACGGGGAGTATGGTTAGCAGAAGAGCCCTTCTTCTTCATCGGCTTGTCAGCCAACAAACCAATTACTTTTGCGAGCTGTTCTGGCTTGGTTTTCCGGGCCAGGATCTCAGATGCCATCAGTTCGGTACTTGCTTGGAACACAGCAAAGAACCCCATACGCCAGCCATATTCACCGGTAGGCATTCGATCTTGCATCTTTTCGTATTCTTCAGAGCGCAGCAACAGGCCAATTGGTTTGTTCATCAGGTCAGGGAAGCATTCAGCAACTTGCAGAGTTTCCTGCTGAGCATCGTTGTCCCATTTCTTAACCTGAGCATTCTTTACTTCGATGCCGCGCAACTGCATGCATGCCATAATGGCATTCAGCTGGTTCATGCCCATTAGAGCTTCGCCAGTTGGCTTCTGCGTCCAGATATCGAATCGGCATTCGCGGCCATCATCCGAGCGGAAAGTGAAGCCGATACCGTCCGTTCCCTTGTTCTGGCTAACAAGCTTTTCAGCACGAATGAAAGTACCAACGTATTTGCCAGTTTCGTTGATATAGGCACCAATGTTGTCTGCTTTGGATGCGAGTTCGGTATTGAGTTTGTACATGGTTTCTCCTGAGGTTAATTGAGGCCGTAATATTCAACGATGGCCCTGTCTACTGCTGCTAGATCGTTCTCGATATGTTCTTCTTCGAACAAACCAAGAGGCGATTTGGTGGTATCGCTGCCGCTGTTCTGCGTAGCGAAGATGTATGATTCATTGATGCGAAGCGTGCGCAGGACGATCGTTACAAGCCCCTCCAAGACGATTTTATCGTCCAAGAGCTTGCCTATGGTCTTGATCTTCGTTCGGCCTGCCTCGCTCGTTTCTGTGTGGCTTAGGATGTAGACGCGCTTATTCTCCGGAAGAGATGATGCGCACATGAAAACGTCCCAAGCCTTGCGAGCAATTTCGTTGTACTTGGCAAACGCCTGGTTTCCAGTCTCATTATCCAGAACACGGCGGAGGAACTCGTTAGCCATGACATACTGGAAGTCATCAACCACGATGATGTTGCGCATGGTTTTCTTCATGGCTGCAACGATCTTGGCGCTATCGTCAGTCACCAAGATATTGCCGCCTTCAGGCGAAACAGGCTTCCAGTCTGGAGAGCGAAATGGGAGTGGTTTGCGTACAGCCTGGATCAACAATGTGTCAGATGGATCCAGATTGCGAAGGGAGGTAGACTTGCCCGTACCGGACTCGCCCAAAATGAGGGTGGATATTGACATGGTTTTCCTTTGATTGTTACTGGTTTGAAATGGTTTGTTCTGCAATTCTAGAACGGAATTCGTCCTTGCGCTACATCTTTCTTCTGCTGTTCCTCCTGTTCTTTAGTAAGTGTTGGTCGCCAGACTTTCTCTCCCATTGGGTATAGCTTGTCAGAGTATGTCTGTACTAGGCCGAGCTTTACGGCCTTATCGTAAGGCATCACGTGAGGAATCATCGGCTACTCACTTTCTCGCTATCCATGTAAATAGAAAGATTGATAGCAGTCATCAGAACGCGCAACCAAGTCTCGCGACTTACGATCACCCCGTTAGCCAGGTCTTTCTTTACTTGCTCTAGTTCTTTCAAGTTCATATCTTTCTCCCAATAAAACTATCTTTGACTAGGGGTTAGGTTGGCCCCCACTCATCTCTGTAATCCACAGCACTGTGATGCAAGTCCGTAACCATGGCTGCCCGTCAAAGTGGGCCAATCTCCCCATCAGCTTTCGCCGCCAACCTTTTATGCCATGTTCTCAAAGCCTTGTGCTGACTTTGACTGCCCCCTAGTCACATTACGCAGGGACTTTGCATCAGCCATTTATCCGCGCCAGTAGCCATCTGCTTGATATCGCTCGGAGTGCGATCTATGTGACGGCGGAAAGCAAAAAAGGTCTTGAATCGCTGCTTTCCTAGTGACGGCTAGTTGGGATTTAACCCTAGAAAGAAGCGATTCAAGACCTCTGATCGTTCTACATTTATCCATGCCGTCACATAGACAAACTAATCTTACTGCATCACAAACTTGACTGCAAGCACTTTGTCGGTCAATCGTAACTAGATGACGAACTAGAGCTGCTACTATCGTAACTGCAACTACTGGAACTATCCGAGCCGCTGGAATAGTTGGATGATCCGATATCGCCGCTGGATGCCCAAGAACTTGAGCTAGACGAATGGCGCGAGCAATCGTCATCGCTGGATGAGCTAGACGAACTGGATGAGGAAAAGCTGCTCCAGATGCTAAGCGGGCTGATCGGATTGAATGGACTAAGCAGATTGGTCGGATTCATCAAGTCCATGCTTGTCTGTTCATGGTTAATCTGGCGATCATATGCAGATTGTCGCCCAGCGAAAGAATTACCATGCAAATTATTGCTAGTCGATAGGAAGAAAGATTGCACTTGCGATTTCTTTAATGACTCCATGGTAGCGATATGCTGCTCCCATTCCTTCTGTTGACGAGCATTGCGCTCTGCCTTGTCCTTCGCTTCTGCTTCACGTTTCTTACGGCGGATATTAAACGGCCAAAAATTGAACATTTTCCTTCTCCTAGTGTTGTAGAAGCCTTTCAGCTTCAGTGTAAATACTCATCGTTTTCTTGAACGGGAAGCGCTCGTTATTAGCTCCGAACTCGTCTTCCCATTCTTTTTGCGCAAACCATTGGGCCAGTGCATAGGCTTCGTGGTAAGCCTCATCTTGCTCATTCTGAAGCCGCAAATACTCGTCTTGAGTGACCGGCTTCTTGCTGCCATCAGGATAGCACCAAGTAGGCATTACAGACTCATCGCAAAGTAGCCGAGAGCACTAGCTGACAGGATCAGAATCAGCAGGCAGGCTGGAACGTTGAAACGTGGACAAGTTGTCGGGATTTTGTTCATTAATAGTCCTCCGCTTCTTCCCGAGTGATAAAGAAGTGAATCCCATGAGAGCATTCCACTTGCTTATCCTCGTCAAACTTGTCGGGCAATACCTCGCAGCCGGTAGCGTACACCGTTTTGCCAGTATATTTGTCCAGGGCTGTCCCAGTGTAAGTCTCGCCATTCAAGAATAATTCATGCACGATTACTTTAGAGGCTCGGCATTTCCGCGATCCGTAAGAATTGAAACGATGGGCATCATGAGGAATAACAAGGCGTGCAATGATATCACCTTCAAGCTTTTTCCAGCCAACGAATGCGCCTTCCTGTGGAGTAATCTGAGTGCGGGCCAAAACCAATGTCCCATTGTTTACTTCTTTCAGGTTGGCACCGGACAGGTCGGCACCGGACAGGTCGGCACCGTATAGGTTGGCACGGGACAGGTTGGCACCGTACAGGTTGGCACCGGACAGGTTGGCACCGTACAGGTTGGCACCGTACAGGTTGGCACGGGACAGGTTGGCACCGTACAGGTTGGCACAGGACAGGTCGGCACCGGACAGGTTGGCACCGGACAGGTTGGCACCGGACAGGTTGGCACCGGACAGGTTGGCACCGGACAGGTTGGCACCGTACAGGTTGGCACGGGACAGGTTGGCACCGTACAGGTTGGCACGGGACAGGTTGGCACCTGCTGCAATCGCAGCAGTCAGAGTTAAAGCAACAGTATTCTTTGCAGCTTCGTGCGAGAAAATCACAGTGCCAGTAAAGCGGTTTTTAATTTCGATCTTCAATCTTCTTCTCCTAGTGTGGAAGCGCACTATGCGCTGCGTCCATGTAGAGAACTTTAATCCATACTTCCAAAAAACGCAAGTATATTTTCAGTCACAAAGCAGCTTGACTTAAATAAAAGACTTGCGTAAGATGAAATCACTGAAACGAACCGCTAGGAGTTAGGAATGAAGTATCAAGATCAGAAATACCAAGATAGTCCAGCGGTCATCGAGACGCGGGCGATTATGCAAGCTGCTTTCCTCGACTGGATTCGTGAAGCATTGCATCTTCAAAATGATGCGGCATTGTGTAAAGTTGTTCATGTAGGAGCGCCAGTAGTAAGCCGCTGGCGAGCTGGATATCTGGCAATCGGTGCGACACACATTATTCGCTTTCATGAATTGACTGAAATCCCTGTACGCACGATCAAAGAACGGCTTAATCAGCCATCGCTGAAGCCGATCATCCACGGAAAGATAGGAGAGTAATCATGTTGACCTATGACGGAGTAAAGCGCGCAAACAACAATGAGCGTGCAGTATTGACTGAGGAGCAGTCGCGTAAAGCTACGCTACTGGCTCTGTACGATCGTATGGACGAACGTGGCCGTAAGACTGCACTGGCGATGATGGCAGCAATGGCAAAGATGGTGGAGGCGCGATGAATACGGATCGTGAATTACTGAAACTGGCTGCAAAAGCTTCAGGGCTATATGTTGTACGAGAAGTTATTAATCACAATAATGAATTTATTGGCTTTAGAGTTAAGCCAAGTAAGAATTCTGGCAGAGAAATGATGGCTTTTTGGAATGCTTTGGAGAATGACGGCGATGCGCTGCGTCTGGCAGTAAGATTGGGATTACAAATCTTTCCCGATGATCTGCGCGACTGTACTATCGCCTTGGTTCAAGATAATGACGATAGGATAGCTTGCGCTGAGAAATATGATGACGATGGATTAATTGCAACTCGCCGAGCCATTGTACGCGCTGCTGCCGCCATCGGAGGATCGATGCCATGACCGTTCCCAAGCGCACATTCTTCCTCCGTGAAGAGCGTAACCGCGACACTCTGCTAGGGCTTATCAGGAATTTGCCTCTATCAGAAGATAAGCCTATGCAGGTGACGGTCGAGCCTTATAAGCGGCCACGTAAGCTGGACCAAAATGCCCTTCTTTGGAAACTGCTAACCGAGATATCCGAGCAGCTTTTCATCGAAGGCCGTCAATTCAGTGCTGAAACGCTGCATCATTACTTCAAGGTTCAGTTTCTGCCAGAAGAATTTAATTATGAGGAATGCCTGGCAGGGTACGAGAAATGGAGTTATGACCCATCTGGCGACCGGGTATTGATCGGCAGTAGCACACAGCTGACGGTGCGCGGATTTTCGTCGTACATTGAAGCCATAACAGCCTTCGCTGCCAATATGGGAGTTGAATTTCACACACGCGAGGAACGATGAGCGAGTTACGCCGAACAACACCGATGAAACGAACCGCATTCAAGACTAAGCCGATCATGCATGGCTTGGTGCGCAATAAAAACAAGCCTACGCCACGCAAACTGAAGTCGAAGGGTCCTAAGATGACTCCGATCAGAAAGAGCGCTAAAGGCCAGGAATGCACGTTACGGTTCCCATGTTGCAATTTCGATCCTGAGACAACAGTATGGGCGCATAGCAATCGGATTCAGGATGGTAAAGGAATGGGGGCCAAGGCTCGTGATGAAGAAGGGTGCTATGCCTGCTCAGCCTGTCATAGTTGGCTCGATGGTGGTTATGCCCTGCATATGCCGCGTAGCTTGGTAGATACATATTTCGATCTGGCCCGATCAGAAAGTCAGGAGATTTTGAAGAAAAAAGGATTGATGAAATGAAGGCGGCTAGGGTAGATCGTAATCAAAAAGAAATTACGCAAGCCTTGCGCTCGATCGGAGCTAGCGTTCAGCCGCTTCATACTGTAGGCCAAGGGGTCCCGGATTTACTCGTCGCCATTGCTGGATTCAACGTCTTAATCGAAGTGAAGGATGGAGAAAAACCTCCGAGCCAACAGAAGCTGACACCGGATCAAATCGACTGGCATAGCAAGTGGAAAGCGCCGGTCTATATAGTTAATAGCGTTGCCCAGGTCATCGACTTGGTACAAAAACTCAAACAGGAGGCATCATGAATGCTTTGTCGTTTTTGAATAACCTTAGACCAGCCATTCCATTTTCAATCGAAAAGCCTTGTAAGCCAGCTAGCAATAGCGAGTTGAGGCGCTGGATGCAAAATGGATCTGTGCTTATTAACGGAGAGCGTGTTAATTGGGACGAGGAGATTGATTTTCCTGTCTTCTCACTCGTATTTTTCCCAAATAGCCCACGCAGAAAAACAACACTTGTTTAGGAGCCAATCATGAAATCACTTCATGGCTACCCACATACCTGCTATCGCACTGAGCGCCGCCGTGCATTGCCCCGCATCATGGGATGGCTACTAGCAGTAGCTTGCTGGATACCTGTAGTTGCTGTATGGGCGCTCACGTCAGAGCAACAACTACGTTTATGGTAGTTGCAAAATTGTGTTGACGAAAGTAAGTCTGATCGGAAATAATTGCTGCATCAGTACCGGCAAGTACTGACGAAGAAAAGATGTGGTGACTGTAGTAGCCCAGTTGTTTTAGGAGTGCCGACAAAATCGGATGTGAGTGCTAGTCACCCACTTGCATACCGAGGCTTGCCGGCCCGGCACTCCTAAGATTACTGGGCTTTTTTTCGTCTGTACTCATGGTCTGATTAACGCTGCTCCGGGAATGCAAACGACAGGGAGCAGTGCTAATAGCAGTACTGGTTGTCAGGGGTGAGACACTGCACAGATCGGCGGCGAAGAAAGCACCGATTCCCCGAAAAGGCTTTCGCGTCTAAGGCTCCATATACGGATGTTTTAGTAAAGGATGTAGTCTAGGGCTACGTCCGTTCACCAAACCGGATCAGGACAAGAAGATAAATAGGAGGAAAGATGAAGTACGAGATAGGGATGAAGCTCTGGTGGATACCTGATAACAAGCTTGAAGAGAAAGAGGCAGTACGGGTGGACGCTCTTAGAAAAGGTGGCGCTGCAAAACTTAGCAATGGCTGGGTTGTAGATGCTGATGGCATTGCAGAAGAAACAAAGCGCATTCCTGGCGCAAAAGTGGTGTTGGCATGATTGCGCTGCCTAACTGGATTCCCGAGGATGCATGGGATGGCTACGTAGAAATGCGCCAGTCGATCAAAAAGCCGCTGAAGACTGACCGAGCGATCAATCTGGCTATCAACACACTGGAGCGCCTGAAGGCTGAAGGGAATGACCCTGGCGCGGTGCTAGACCAATCGACCATGAACGGGTGGCAGGGCTTGTTTGCTGTCCGCATAGAGCGCCGGGGGCAGCCTAAAGGCGTGCAACTAAGTCCGCTGGGCAAAACGGGCCAAGCGACCGCAAATAACCTGCAAGACTGGCTGGAGGAAGCATGATCCGTAAATATAAAAAAGGCGATGCAGTTGAAGTCGGGCAATACGCAAATTTTGAATCAATTTTCATTGGTGGTCTTTGTTCTCGTGGGGGATTGATTACAAAGGTAAGTGGCAACCGTATTTATTTTATTGATGCACGAGACGAAGAAGAGCGGTTCAAATCAAAAAGTTCCATTGTTTTCCTATCTGATTCACTGGAAGAAAATCAATTTCTGTATAAATGTAGTGAGGAACAGATGACTGCCACGAGGATCATGGAAGGGATCGTAAGGAGCGCAATCATGGAGCGTATAAATGATAGAAAATCTTGAAGAAAAGCGCCGCTTCGCCCTAGTCCTAACGGGTCTTTCTGAATACTACAAGCGCGAAGTATCGAAGGCATTAGCCAATATCTACTGGAATGGCCTGAAGAACTTTGATATCGAAGCTGTGGAGCGCGCCACACAAGCGCACATGGAAAGCCCAGATGAGAGCGGACGTTGGTTCCCAACCATCAGCGACCTGAAGAAATACATCGAGGGCAACACTGAAGACAAAGCGCAACTCGCATGGTCAAAGGTAGACAAGGCAATCCGGCAAGTAGGTACTTATACCGATGTTGTATTTGACGATCCGATAATTCATGCCGTCATCGTGGATATGGGTGGGTGGTACCTGTTAGGCGAAAAGGATGATGAGGCATGGCCTTTCGTCGCGAAAGAGTTCGTTACGCGCTATCGAGGCTACAAGCAGAAGACACAACAGCCTGAATATCCTGCGCGCCTGATAGGTCTGGCTAACACGCACAACGCATCTCATGGCCTGCCGGTTGCCGAACCGAGGCTTATTGGTGATGTGCAGAAATGCAAATTGGTGCTGGCGCTGGAAAACAAGAAAGACGAACTGAAGCAACTCAACTAGGAGAAAGAAATGACTAAAGAATACACGGAAGCATTTGCACGCCAGGAAGTCATGCGACTGCTGACAAAGGAATCGGCCGGATTTTCTGACATGATGATGAGCCGAAAGCTTGGCATTGGATTGCCAGCTCTACGCCTCGTATTGGAGAACATGGAGCGCGATAAGATCATCCGCAAAGAATCGCTTGGCAAGTGCAAGCGTTATTACATCCCTAGCGCATCCCAACTTGCCGCAGAACAGGCCGAGAAACCGATTATGCGGCCCTTAGCGCCACGACCACAGCACAAGGCTATCATTGAGCGCATCATGGGTGAGCGCATGGCTATTGCTTCGATTGGGTGATATATGACTAATACTCAAAACGACATAGTAACGTTCCTCATGCTGCTTGGCATTGCATTTCTATTTGCTGCTTTAGCAGAATATCTGGCAGAGAAATACTTTGGTAAGGATATGAACGATAAGGAGGATGAGGAATGAATAAGCCGCATAAGCATGCAGAGTTGATTCATAAATGGGCCGATGGAGCTGAAATTGAATTTAAAGATGAGGCTGATGGAAAGTGGAAGAGGCCGCCTGGCGTACCTCAATGGAACGAAGCTACCGAATACCGCATCAAGCCAGAGCCTCAATATCCGAAGACGAGTATGAGCGATCAACAAATAATGAGTATGTGGGCTACATTGCCTCAGATTATGAATCTGAGTGCCGCTATCAGGTACATGATGAACAAGGCCATTGAGGACGCTATTAATGCCGAACAAGTAATCATCGGCCCCGGTCAAATAGAAGGCTGATGAAAGAAATTGACCATGGATGCAGGCTATGATGTAGAATTGAATTGCCGCTGGTGCGATTGAGAGCGAGTCCGCTATACAGACAAAGCCGGTGGAAGTCCGGCTAGTTTTCCTTTGTTTCACCCTGCTTCCCCCTCCTAGTTCGCCCGCTCTGGACATATGCGCTAGAGCGGGTTCTTTTTAAGCGGAGTCATCATGCCTCTCATTCATTCCAAATCATCTAAGGCATTCAAAGAGAACCTGATTAAAGAACTCAGGAGCGGAAAGCAAAAAGACCAAGCTGTTGCCATTGCCTATTCAGTAAAACGAGAGGCAGAACAGAAAAACCACAAGTCAACAAAATAGCAGTAGAATATCTCCCAATATCAATTCAATGGCACGCGATTACTTGCGTGAATGAGAATGACGGACGAAGAACGCCAAAAAATGTTTGATGAGAAGGTAGCAGCAATGCTTTCCTCTCCTCCTTCGAAAAACCGTATTTGTGCAATATGCTTGGCTGAGATTGAACGAGTGCGCTACAACGAGCATATGCAAAATGTGCATGGTTATACCACTATTGAGTTATAGCCATGACTAAAGTTTTAAAAACAGGTGAAAAACCTAAAAGGACATTCCCCGGTGGCGCAGGCCCTGGCCGGCCTAAAGGGTTGCAGAACAAAACGACTACCGCCGCAAAAGAAGCTATCTCACTGGCTGCTGATGCATTAGGTGGGCCAGCTCGTTTGGTTGAATGGGCGCAAGAAGATCCGCTGAATGAGCGGGCATTCTGGACTAGCATTTATCCCAAACTGCTGCCTCTACAAGTCACTGGTGACAAAGATTCGCCTCTGAGCGTCCAAATTGTTCGCTTTGGAGGACAACCAAAGGAATAATCATGAGCCGATCTGGCGGGGGCATTGAACGAGATTTCACAGCAGATGTAAGCCGTAACATTGTCTC